TCATCGCCTCGGAGACCTCGATCGTGTCCTTGCTGAGGGCCTTCACTTTCTCCCGGAGCGAAACGACCACGGCCTCAAGTTTGCCGAGTTCCTCAGAATCGGCGCCAGCAGCATAGGCCGCGGCCAGCTGGGCCTCAGCGAAAGCCAGGTCGGCGGTCGTCGCCGCGGTAGTCGCGATCGTCGTCTGGGCGTAGAGCTGGTTCAGGCGATCGCCTTCAGCCATGGCCTTCTTCATCGCCTCGGAGACCTCGATCGTGTCCTTGCTGAGGGCCTTCACTTTCTCCCGGAGCGAAACGACCACGGCCTCAAGTTTGCCGAGTTCCTCAGAATCGGCGCCGGCTGCCTGAGCTGCCGCGAGCTGAGCTTCAGCGAAAGCAAGGTCGGCCACGACAGCCGCATTCGTCGCAATCGTCGTCTGGCTATACAGTTTATTAAGCCTTTCACCATCTGAGATCGATTTGAGCGTTGCGGTAGATGTCTTCGATAATGCTGCGGTAATAAGATCTCCGAGCCGCCCGTAGCCGCCCGCCAGAGTGGAGGCTAGCGATTGTTCCAGTGTAATACCTTTGCCTATATCCTCTGTTACGAATGACATCAACATGTCGGTGCGTTTCTTATACCAATCGGATTCGATGGCCGCGACATCCTGACCCATTTTTTGGGCAAGCGCCATCTGAGCCTGATATTGAGCATCAAGAGCCGCCAGACGTCCCCCTTGCGATGCCGGATCAATGTCATTAGGCAACAATGACATAATGGTCGAGCCCGCCTCGAGTGCCGCGATTGCAGCTTTTACGGCATCTATTTGTTTCTGGATTGCCGGTGGTACAGTATTGAGATTTTCTAATGCAATTTTGAGGGCTGTCGTAGATTGCTTGCTGATGGCAGCCAATACATCTTTCGACTGCATGATGATGTTGTAGGCATCCTTATCCGATATTTTGCCGATAGCCTCCATCACATCCTTAAATTTTTCAGCCTCAGTCTTATATCCTTCCCACCAGTTTTGTGATTTTGCATTAACTGGCGTATTTAACAAACTAAAAACCTTTTGCAGACTCGACGAGACCGAATTCGATATTGACTCTCCTGACCTCTCAAGCTTATAAAGGTCGGCTTGCAGCATCCTGATCTTTGCTGCCGCCGCCTCAGCTGCGGCCAGATTTTTGGTCTCTGTGACCGCATTCTTCATTGCGGCGGTCATATTCTCGTATTCCATGGTGGTGTTTTGCGACGCTGTTCTGCTTTGGGCCAGCGCCTCTGCTTCTTTTTGTTTCTCCTTGACCAGCGCCGCTATCGCAACAGTAGAAGCGACGGCAGCGCCGATCCCTGCGAGCATGAGAGGGTTTCCTAGCGCCATGGCGGACTTGACTGCCATCTCGGCGCCAAAAAGTCCCCACTTCGCGGCTGTAACCGCGACAGTCTTAATAACCATGCCCGCAAGTGCTCCCATAACCAACGATATAACAATGCCGGCGAAGTCCTTGACTTCCTTACTCGCGTTCGATATTGCGCCAGCCATCCGTGAGGCGAGATCAGTGATCAGCTTGGTCTGTGGGGACATTGCATCTCCCAACGTTTCCACGACGTCCCCAAGCGTCTCGTTCATGCGATTTAGCGCGATCTGTGTTTCGCCGGTTTTACCGATATATGCCTCATATTTATTCAAGACGATATCGATACCTTTCCCGTGTTCCAGTTCTTCTTGCGTTAAATTTTTAAGCTCGGGCATCAAATTGCCTAAGGTGCGCGCGACTCCTGCATACATCGTTGTCAGGTTGGCGACTGACGTCGATAGATCATCGCCTGTCACCGCGGACAACCCGGCGGCAGCCTTGATCGTCCTTTCGGTCTCCTCCCGAGTCTTTCCTTGGGCGATCAATTCGGCCTCAAGCTGTTTAACGAGGTCGTCGCTATAGCCGGCGAAATTTTGCAACTCGGTCGCCAAGGCGACCATGGCGGGCTTCGCGCTTTCCATGCCCCGAAGCTCAAGCGCCCGGTCAAGCCTGTCCGCGGATGCCTCCGCACCGGCAAAAGCATACACAGCACCTTGCACCCATTGTTGCACCTTTCTCGCCGCAGCCAGCGCGGCTCCAGTTCGGGCAAGATTATCTATTTTCGAGGAGAGATCGTCTGTCTTACTGCCGTATTCATTAATTTTGTCGGTGATTTCATCGTATTGGTTTTTTAGATCCTCGACGGCTTTTGATTCAGGATTAAGACCCTGGTCGATGAGATCAATGATTGTCTGTTTTACGCTTTCCTGGCGCATACGTAGCGCGCCAAGCTGGTTACCAAAAAGATTCGCCTCGAGCGCCGCCTTCTTCGACGTTTTTTCTAAATCAGCCAATGTTTTGGAATAGTTCGTGCCCGAGGGAATCGATTTTTCAACCTCAGCGCTGAGCGCTTTTACGCGGTCCTGCATGCGGGATGCGTCGGTCATGGCCTCCTTGACGAGAAGCTGCACTTCCATTTTTAGCTTCATGTCTCTCGTCATTTATCTTCTCCCGCTCCAATATCCTTGCTTCAAGCTTTAATACGGTCATCGCACGAGCGAGACCTTCTGGCCATTCAGCCCATCCGCCACTCAGCGGCCAAAGACCAAGGATTTCCGATACATTGAAAATTTCGTAATAAGACCAGAATTCCTCGGTAAAATACTTTTTTACATCCTTATAGGTCACGAAAATGGTCTGGCCATTCTCGTCAACAACCCCGGTTGAGATACGGAGGTCCTCCCGACCGGGGCGCACTTTCGCATTTAGCTTACCGGCTAACAATAGACGGTAAGCGATCCTCAGTTTTTTTCGTCGATCTTCTTTTCGAGTTCGTCTTTAAAGAAGTTACCAAGCTCGTCCACAAGGTCCTCGAACTCGACCGGCGCCGCCAGAAGGTCCTTGGCAGTGACAATGGAATGCTTGCCGTCCTCAAGCTCATATTCCAGATTATCAATCCTTATAAGCATGGCCGGGATGAGTATCCTAGTGTCGGATTCAATTTTCGTATCTCCGCCGACGACCTTGCCCGAGGGATCGTACCGAAAATTGAGGCTCGGCGGCGGCAGCAGTCGCGCCTTGTCCTTGAGTGGGACCTTTTGATAGTGCACGACGATCTGATCCGCCTGGGGTAGGGATCTGTTGCCATGCCACTTTGGGATATAGCTGCTTTTAGTCTGTAGTTGGATTATCATGTCGTTGCCTCCTTTTTTTGTACGGGATCGTGAATAGGTATTTTCAGCACCTGTCGTCGACAATAGATATGGCTGCTAAGTAAGATGATGCTTATTAAAACCTCAATAGACGATATGACCACCATAACCATCGCATAGATCCACAACGTGACACTTAATGATTGTATGACCTTTTGCAATTCGGGAGCCGTGACTTCCGTTTTTGCGGGCAGCGGCAGGGATAAAACGGACCCTTGATCGGGCGCCACTGAAAGCCCTGGAGCAATGATGGACCCCTCCTGCGCGATTGCCGGCATGGCGAATGCCATGAAAATGAGTATTATGATACTAAGCAGAATTAGAATCTTTTTCATAAAACTCTCCTCTTCATTCAGTTATTGGCGCCTATGGCGCCCAAATATCACACGCATCTTCGATGGGCCTATGCGAGCTCGATTTCGTAATAGACCGGATCATTGCCTGTAAATCTGAACTTCGCGTCGTAGGCTTGCGACTCTCCAGACTTCCCTGCAAAACCGATGTTGAAAAGCTCTATCTGGCCGAAGACGAAGGCGAAAACATTGCCTGTGACATTCGTATCTCTGATAATGCCCTTGAGCCATATCGGATGCGAATTGACCTGGCTTACCGTGATGCCGCTTGCAGTCTTCTTAACGACCTTCATGAACTGGTTCGTGAGCGCTCCCGATTCTCCCGTTACTCCCAGGGTGAAGATACTCGATATGGACCCTTCAGCATCCGCTTTGCCTTTCCGATATTTTTTGATTTTATGCTTCAGTTTTGTGGTTTCAACTTCGGACGCGGTCATGGTTATACCCCATCCGCTTGCATCTGCCATCTGCGTTTCGACTGCCAGCTTCGCCTTGTCGCCGGTCGCCGGTACCTCATCCCCGTCGGCGGGGAATACGTCGCCGATTTCGAAATCGTCGAACAACGAGGCTGCCGAGGCTTTCGCGGTAATGAGCCAAAGTCCCTTACCCTTCCCTGATGCGGCTGCGCCTCCAGCGAGTTCGTCGAAGCTCTTAGCGGCATCACCAGATTTCTCTTCGCCGAATTCGCATGCTTCAAGACTGCAATCGTCCCCGATTAGCGTCAATTCTTCTATCATACCTTCTCCTCCTTAGAACCTGCCTCTGTTTTTTGAGTTGTCTTCTTTGCATCGGCGGCGGTCTTAAACTCCTCCGAAACCGAAATACCCAGGGATTTGCTCGAGTAATCACGGCCAACCAGCTTCCGGCGACCTTGGTCATCGGGCTCCCCCATGCGATTTGTAACCACACGATCAGGCGCTCGCTTGACCAAATCCAGCAGCGCCCGCTTGTTCTGTGCCATATATACCTCCTATATGACCATCGGGCAGGAAAATTCCACCACGACAGCTGCAACGTATTGACCGGACATTTGCGAGGCAAAATCGCTCGCCTCCGTCCGAACGATTTCGACCTTGGCTGCGACGTCGTTGTATATCCAGCGGTGCGGGATATATGGCACAAACGCCGAAACGATCGAATCGGCATCTTCTTCGTTTTTGGCCCAAATACGAACGATGATCGGTATTTTGGCAAACCCGCGAAGATATATTTTCCTAACCTCCCCGTTCTTTTTTATGCCACGGATGCCCGACTCTGTGTCATCGAAGGTACCGGGATAGGTAATAAGACTGGCAAACGGATGCTGCCGCTCGTTAACCGCCTTCTTCTCTCCGACCGCATCCCGCACGACAACGTTAAGTTCAAGTCCGGGCGCCGAATGCTCCGTGAGTACCCTCTCTAACAGATTTTTTATCTCGACAATCATGCCACCATCTCCAGGAGTTCAAGTATCGCAGGATCCCCGAGAATCCGGTCTTCAAAATTGTCGTTGATACCAAGAAAGGGCCTTGCGGGAATGTCACCAAAGGGTATTGGCCGCCCGTGTTTCGTTGTTCCAAACTCTCCTTTTTTCGCTCCAAACTGGTGGATCGGTGCATAGACCATATTCGATCCAATTATGATGCGTTCAGGTTCTGCCTCATATGTAATCGATCTCCACAGATCTCCACGCCGCCATAATAGTCTCGATCCATGTTTGTTCGATGCAGCGTACGCTTTCGACCATGCAGCCCAGCTCACGCCGGTCGCGGGATCCGCCTGTTTTTCGAACGCCTCATGCGATACATTCAGAAGCTCTTCTCCGACAAATCGGGCGAAGTCGAGACGCAGACCCTCTTCCATTTTTGAAAGCACCTCAAGGGCCTCTTCCCAGGCATCGCTGTCGATCGATAGAGCATAGGCGGCGCCAGGCATTAATCGTATCCTCGCACGTTCATCTTGCGTGGAGCGTGGTATTGCACCCGCTTATTACCCCCGCCCGTACCCGGAGGCACGCCATCCTTGTCACCAGCGTCAAATTGTCCCTTCGCCCATTCATCGAAGAACTTACGCGCCTGGGCGGCTCTGGTTGACAATTCGCTTTCGGCGTCAGTGTTAAGCATGCCGTAACGTACCAGTAATAAATATGCAGCCATGTCGATCGCATAGCTCGTCAAATAAGGCGGCACCGGCGAAATCGGCAGATTCTTGACCCCGGCAAGAGAAAGGTATCCGTCGATTTCCGCCGATGCGTCCTCGCAGGCGATCCGTATCGAGTCGATGCTGGCGCACCACGCCGCGGCTTTACTGCCATAGCGCTGCGTCAGCTGATCCGGCGTGCAATACGACATGGTAGCCTTTGGTTATTCAAGTACCGATTTGACGACATAGATGCAGTCGGCGGCGATGATGTCTTCGGTCGACGCAAGGCCAACTTGCACGATATCGGTGCCTTCCATACCCACGGACGGATCGTGCCAAGTGCGCACAAGGAAGCCATCCACATCGACGGCGGCCTGACGTTCGAGAAAGATCTTGCCACAGGTTACCGCTTGGTCGGCAGGATCAACGTACGCGAAGGCCGCGATATTCGACCAGATACGCGTCATAGTGACGGATCCGTTAGCCTTGCGTCTGGCCCCAGGCCATTGTGCCTCGCCGACGAGTATCGTCTTAACCTCGAACACCTCGGCAAGCTTCTCCCTGGTGATGACCTTTGTCTCGCTGGAGCCGAGCTTTGCGATGACCGCGGAATGCTGCTTCAGACAGAGGTAGACGTCATAGGACAGCACAAGCGTATTTGGTTCGAACCACAAATTGCTTCTGGCGGCCGCTGCGACTGCAAACGGATCCCCTCCGGAGTTCTTCCAGAAGTTCCCCACTGCAGAACCTGTACCGGCTAAGGTTGTTGAGTTGGAGTGTTTAGCCACCGTTCCTGCTACCCTGATCTCCTCGCGGAGTAGAAGCTTAGAAGCGATTCGGCTGGCGGCATCGCGCTCCTTTGTCTTAAAGGGACCATCCATTAGGCGGTTCTTACGTACATCGATGCCTTCTTGTAGCGCGTGCGGAGTACAATGGATCGGCACCATCGTCCCGGAAAGATCCGTACGTTTCGCCCTACCCTCAAAATCGTTGATGTTGTCTTCCGGCAGAACAAGATTATCCTTGCCGAAATAGGGGTATTTCGCGTCATCTTTGTCGACTGAGGCGGGGGTGAAGAGCTGGCGGGCAATTAGCCCACTCTTGAGATTGGCGGCGTAGTCGACCACAAAACCAGTAAGCAGTGGATCGATATACCCTTTTTCGTTGTGTGCCATAGCTTCTCCTTATTGTAGGCTTATGCCGGTAGTTGCTCCGCAGGCACTTTACCGTCGACAAGGTCGGCCTTGAGCGCCAATGCGATAGCCAAGTCGGCCTCTTTCTCATACTGCTCATGAGGATCTACCGCGGCGGTGTGTTCATTCATCGCGACATCTATTTCAGCGGCAGCCGAAGGAATCGTGAAGGGGTTGACGAAGAAATCGACGATTTCCCCATCAAGGCCGTCTTCCATGAAAAACCCTGGGACTTTGAGCGGCAAAGGATCCGGAGGATCCTCCAGCTGTTTTAGAGAGCCGGCATCATCTGCTAGCTGTCCAAAATCGAACGCACAAACGGACCCCGATACCTTGACCTTACATGGTCCGAATATCGTGATGCCCACAGTATCGTTGCTATTTGGCCGCCCCTTCTCGCAGTTGCCTTCATAGCCGAATATCCCCGCGAAGATCCCGGCGCCCGATGCACCTGGAAGGGCGACCTGGCCCGATACCTCCCCCACCACGACGGCGCAGCCGGGAGTCAGCGCATCCTCATACTTGTACGCAAGCACGTGCGACATTAGCGTGCCTCCTTCATGAAGAGCTCTGGATGCTCTTCGTTGAGCCGCTTGGCGGCTTCCTGATACGATATGCCTCCTTTCTTGGCAAAGGCATTGACCCTCGTGACCAGATCGCCAGCAGCTTCTCCAGCCTCGGATTTGGCGCGATCAGGGGTCACCACATGATCGACACCTATGTGGACGACCGGCTTCATACTTTCCCCGAACAGCGATCTATAGATCGCGCGATTCTCGGTGGTCATACCGACATCCAACTTAACGGCTGCCTCGAACTGCACAGGTGTGAGCCTGCCCTTATCGCGCAGCGCGCCAAAATACGCCTCGGCGGCCTTCTTGTTCTGCTCTTCGGTCTGCGCCGTCACCTTTTTCTCGAACTCGGCGATCTTTGTATCCCTCGACGAAAGGTCACTTCTGATCTGAGCGTTTTCGGCTTTCAGCCGGGCATTTTCGTCCTGTAGTTCCTTTTCCGTCATTGGAACCTCCTTGATACTATTTTGCTTCACGAGGCTGCCGGAAAAGGCCGCCTGCGTTGGCTCCTGTTTTTGCGGCTCTTTATGCGCCGCGAGATCCGCGCGAATTTCCTCGATTGCTGAAGCGTCGATCTTCCGACAAAACTGCACGACGCGTACTCCGTCGATTGTCTCCGGTTCGCCCTTGCCGAATCCGACGGCGAAGAGCATCCTTTTGAAAAGCGCAGGGATCTTTGTTGTAGGGATCTGGGGAATAGATCGCCCAAGGAATGCTAGGCGTAAAAGATAGGGCGCGCCTGCATTCGGCGCGGGCAACTTGTCATATTCGCCGAGTTCGGCGGAGACGTAGCGAAGATTGTGATCAGCAAGCCAGCCTTTCAGCTGGGGACTTATTTCTTCATTGGGGATGTCGGCGTAGACCTCGCCAGCCTCGGTTATAGAGAGAGACTTTACCCAAGCATGGGCGAGTTCGTTTTCTTGACGTTCAACGAGACCATTGTCCATGTGCCCAACGACACCGGGTGCCTCGATGTTGTTGATGGGATCATATGACTCGACCATCTTTCTCGTGCGCTCGATTGGCCAAGAGCCCTGGGGATATTCTCCGGCCTTAAAAATAAGCAGGTTCATAGAATCCCCTTTAGGAATTTTTCCGGATCAATTCGATTGGCATGGGCCGACCAGCTCTTATAGCTGGGATGAATCTCCCAGTGAGTGTGCGGTCCCGTGGTATAGCCAGCATTACCACTCTTGGCGATAACCTCGCCTTCGCCGACGAGCTGGGGAAACCGGAAGGTATGCATACATTCATAGACAAACCGGCTATTAGCCCTCTGTTCTTTATATGTCCATGCCCAGGGACATTTTTCGTAGAGCTGCCGGAAATAGGAATGCGCGAAAATATGGCAGTGCCCAGACAACGCAACGAGAATGGTGATGGCGCCGTACATATCATAAAAATAGTTTTCAAATGGAAATGGGTAGTGATCGTGGAAAAATTCAGGAGCGTCAGGCCAGACGCCGCCATCCTTGGGGCGGAGGGCCCGATAATAATAGACGGTACCGGATTCCGGGGCGCGGATAGGCGATCCAACAGGAGTCTCAAAGTCCACCGCGCCATGGTCATGTTGTCGCTGTCCGGGCCTTGGGTCCAATGGCCGTTTCTCGCCAAAAGGTGCGCTGATCCTGTATTTCTCATCGACGGGTCGTGTCATGATGGAGGCAGTATGGCGCGGCTGAAGTGAAGAAATCTTTTGAAGTATTTCAGATTTTTACGGTAGAGAAAACGAATGTGCTGATGATGTTTTTAAGCTATATCGGTTTTTAGGCTTTGTAAAGAGCCAGGGTGTTAAACTTCAAAGACACATTGTCTTTATAGGTGTATCTCAAAATACCGTTCAAACGCGTTCAAAAGGCATTCAAAAAACGCGCGAGGGCGAGTTGCAATACTACCGACCTATTGTTTGTTTTGAAGTTCTAATAATCTACTTTTTATTTTCATAAATTCCGGTAAAAATTCAGATGGTGAAGTAAAATAATAATTATCCAAACCATTGAGATTCATTATCCAGTTTTTATCTCCGGCGTTTGTATAAGAAAATAAGAATTTACCGGCTTCAAATCGCCTTTCTATTATCACTGCATTAGAGGTCGGGGCATTCATCATGGCGTTAATTGAATCAATAAGCATCAAATAATCATCTGATGACAGTTCTGCTCTCTGATAAATTTTAGATAATGGCTTAGTAAATATAACAGAATATTTTATTTCACCGGTTGAGAAAGTGCTTTTCCTTATAATGATGCTATATGTGTTTTCAATTTTTGTTGGCGAAATTGATCCACCCAAGAAATCTTCGTTGACAACATAAACACCTATTTGTGCTGATGATAAGACGATAAATACAAAACAAAATAGTCCTATAAAAATATTTCGCTTCATAATGATCTCCTTATTACCACTGCTTTCTCGTAATAATCCCCTTTACGATATAAATTGATAGCACTGCGGTCTTATCAACAACAGTGTCTCCTTTGAAATTCGGATTCGATGCCCGCAAGGTAATCTTCGCAGGGTCTTCGTTCTGGAAAACGAGCTTCACGGTCCTGAGGTTGTTGGCATCGGATCCAGTGATCACCAGATGGGCTTCGCCCCATAAAATAACATCAGGGTTTGTGAGCTTCTTCACTGCGACGATGTCTCCAGACTGGATGAGCGGGAACATCGAATCGCCGTAGATGGGCAGATATGCCGAACAATCATTGAAGGGCTCAAAATCTACAAAGAACGAAGGAGCGATTTCCCCCTCAAACATCTCCGCCATATGGGCTGCGACGTCAATATCATAAAAGGGGACACCTCTGGCTACAAAAAGAGAGGGCTGGTTTCTATCCTTGTCCTCTTTTCCCAATGAGTCTGACTCAAGGTTTATAAAAGGATTGCCGTCGCCTGTAAATATCCAATGTAGATTTACTCCATTCTCGGCTAGAGCAATAAGAACTTCTTTGGGAATGTCTGTGGTTCCGTTCTCATATCTTGACCAGTTCCGTTGATGGGTTCCATATTTTTCGGCCATTTCTTTCTGGGAAAGACCAATAGTCTTTCTTAATGTCTTCAGTCTGGTCGAATTATACCCCATTAGTGTCTATATCCTTATATTAATCTCAAATTACGTCTTGACTAATAGTCGTTATTAGTCTAACATAAAGTATATGGCTATGAAAATAGCCAAAAAGAGAGAAGAAGGACGGTTCGATATTCAACCCCGATCCATCCTTCACCAGCGCCCGAAAGGGCGGGAGGTACTTCTATTATGCGACAGAAGAAAAGGATTCGCAATACGGCGAATTTCTCAAAATTCAAACGCGCCGACCGGCTTCAGGGCGCCTGGATCGGTTATCAGATGAAATGCCAAGGGGTCACCCACAAGGACATCGCCGTCAAAGTGGGCGTCCGCCCTGTGTCGGTAACGCAAGTCATCCACGGCCTTCGAACCTCGGGCAGAATCCAGAAAGCGGTAGCCCAAGAGCTTGGGTATGATTCCTGGAATGGCCTTTTAAGCCAATACGCCACAAGAGGTGTGGCATGAAAACCTTTAGACGCATCCGATCGCGAGATGAAGCGATACAAGAGTTGCGAGCCATTGGCTGGATTCTTTGGGATCATCAGAGCGGTTCTTCCGCTGGAATAATCAAATCGGGGGAAAGCCTTGGTCGTATATAACCCCATTAGGGCAACGTGGGCATTCGCCGAGATATTATCGAAGGCTTCTGATGGAGTTAATTTACCAAGCCTTTCCGCGTCAAGTTGTCTACTTTTTTCAAAAAGCTCCAGGCTCTGTAAATATACTCCGGTTTCCAGATACCCGATAAGGAATTTTTTAGCCGCTACAAGGCCTAAGTCTACGAGGGCCTGGAAGGATGCGGAATCGTATTCTACTTCTTCATTGAAAAATGAGCGGGTAAGAAAACCAACAATGGCCACCTCCGCGATTCCCTCACATTCGATTCTATTCATGGCTTCCTTCCTCCTTCGGGCTTTGGTGATGGTTGGCGCTTTCATCCTAACCCTAGTGGAGGGCTTTTGCAATTTACACATTCCACAAGGAGCGAACCATGCGTGATCTCAAAATGGTCTATTTGGTCGATGGAGATGTTCGGACACTCATCATCCCTGCGCAGCGCGCGATAGACACAATTGAGTGGGATGGCGAGGTAGTGGCGCCCGCAATCTATGGAGCGCGCTACTTTCGCGCGAGCGGTAAAAAGAGCATCAAGGTCCTGTATTCAGAGGAGGGCTTTTTTGTCTCCCCACGCGTCAGAGCCGAGTGCAGGAGTTGCGCATGAGCTTCGATGTTGAGATGGTCTCTGTAATAAGTTTGTCTATCCATCCTGATAACAAAAACTACTTCTCCGATATTTCCGGAGAACTCTGGAGCGCTTTTGTCCAGGACGTCGCCGAGCACGGCATTCTGGAACCGCTTACCGTGGACCGCTCGACCGGGTTTGTCATCAAGGGTAACCAACGCCTGCGTGCCGCTCAGGAGCTCGGCGTTAAGGAAGTCCCGGTAATGTATCGCGATTACGCTTCACCGGACGAGGCGATCGACGATCTCATCCGGGACAATGTCATGCGACGGGACATTTCGTTCTTTCAGAAGTACCGGCTTGTGGCCGCGCTCCAGGAACGCATCGCCTCTCGCCAAGGAGAAGGGGGTGGTGAACTATCCCACGCAAAATATGACCAATCGACTTCTGTCCATTTTGGACAGAAGTCGGAAGCACCTCGCGATCAGATTGCGAAGCTTCTTGGGCTTCATAAGAATGATATCGTGGCCGCGAATATCCTTGCGACCCTATCCCCCGACGTGCAGTCGGAGTTTTATCGGTGGGCGGACGAGAACAACCCCACGAAGAAGGAAGCCCAGGAAAAGATCCGGGAGCTACGGCGGGTAAAGAAGGAGCTGCGCGAGCTTAAAGATCTCAAGAAGCTCGCTGCTAAAAAAGAAGAGCTTGAGCGTGGCATGGAAATACTTATGCGCGAAGGTCAGGACAAGCTCTCTGACGCCGAGGCTGCGTCACGCATCACGGCAGCGATCGCCGAAGGCTGGACATGGCTTCAGCACGAGGCCGGGGCCCTGCTCACGATTCAGGCGACGCCGGCAGCTATCTCCGCCTGCGCACCATTAGTCCAGGAATTCATGCATAACCTCGACGCCTACCGCGATGCGCTCGTTAAAAAATTCACCGGGAGAGATCTATGAACAACGATGCCGCAGTACTGACCCAGGCAGCCAGGCTTTCACTTATTAAACAATGGGAAGATTCGAAACTCTCCGCGGAGGACTTTCTTATAACACAATCGACGCGGCACCAGGTACTACGGCACCTATCGGTGAAGACCCTTTATCGGTGGCGGAAGACGCTGCTAGACTCCGGACCTGACGCATTATTGCCTCAATACAATCGCCCGCGTGGCGCTGGCTCCCTTACGCTGACTCGACGTGACAAAGCGCTTATCCAGCGCTATTACCTGCATCAGAATCAACTCCCCCTTGCCGAGGTAGTCCGGATGATCGAAGAGGCTGAGGGTATTAAAATTGCATACAATACGGCGCTGCGTTATATCCAATCTCTGCCGGACGCACTTATTATAAAGGGTAGATACGGCCAGAAACGACTTAATGATAAATGCCTGCCGTACATTCAACGTGACTATACCCGCTATCGATCCATGCAGTTTGTCACATCCGATCACCATAATTTTGATTTTCTCGTCAGAGACGGTGAAAAGGTTTTTCGTCCCTGGGTAACAATCTTTTCCGATATCCGATCCCGTAAGCCGGTCGGCTGGGCACTATCACAGAAGCCATCTGGATACACCATCCTTTCTGCCCTGGAAAAAATGATCAACGAGTATGGCGTACCCGAGGAGTTACTGGTCGATAACGGTAAGGACTATCGCAGTCACATCATGAAGGGGCAGACGATTGTCGTCCCCGACTGGGAGGATGGCCTTCCTATAGAGCGTCAAATTGTTATCCAGGGACTTTTTGCCGCGCTTGATTGTGAGGTTCGATATACTGAAGCCTATCATGGGCAATCAAAGCCCGTTGAACGCTTTTTTAAAGACGTCGCCGAGGAATTTTCAAAGAAGTCCCCAGCCTATCTAGGATCCAATACTGCGACTCGGCCCGAAGACGCCAAAACCTACGCAGCAACAGTCGGCAGGCTCGCCCGACGGGACCTCATACCCTCATTCGATAAAGTAAAGATCGATTGGGAGAATTTCATCAAAAAATGGTCCGCGACGCATGAGCATACCGGTCAGGGCATGGATGGCAAAACTCCTGATGTCATATTCGCCGAGAACTGGAGTGTAAAACGTATCATGCCCCCGGAGAAGAAGGATATGATTTTTGTCCGGCCATTTATCCGTGTAGTACAGCGCAATGGACTTTTTATTGACGGCGTCTATTATTACGAGCCACGGCTCATCACAAAGATCGGTCAGAGGCTCATGGCAAAACGGCCGTTACACGATGTCTCGAAGATCTATATTTGCGAACTCGATGGTACACCTCTCTACGAAGCTTATCCGAATGTCCATATCGATAAGGGACTCCCTGAAGAAAACGTCTCTAATGTCAAAAAAAACCGCAAAGCGGCTATGGCAGCGCTCAAGAAATACGAAGAGCACCTCGAGAACGATCCTCGCGACAGCATGTCGGCTATCCAGGAAGCGGCGCGCAAGTTTCATCCCACGCCATCCATACAGCCGCCCGAGAACCAGGAGATTGTCATGGTCGCTGGAGGCGTGCCCGAAGCGCCATCTCAGAATTGGGATCAATTTATTGATTCAAAGAAAACCAAAAAGAGTTCGAAACTGATCGGGCTCCTAGAATAAGGAGGATGGCATGGCACTCAAAGATGATTTTCTCGTTTATCTGGAATCACATGGCATAAGCCAAAGCCAAGCAGCCAAGGCACTTGGTTATTCTCCCGCGGTGATCACCGCGTATAAGCAGGGCACCTATGCCGGTCGCGTCGACAAACTGGAAGCGGATATCGCCTCATGGCTCGAGCGTGAATTGACCCGCTCGACGATCCTGGACATTCCAATACTCGAGACAACATTACTTAAGCAGGTTTCCTCCGCGTGCGACATCGCTTACGAGGAGAAGGATATCGCCGTAATCGTCGGCTATGCCGGATGCGGCAAGAGTGTTGCGCTGCGAGATTACGTCCGCCGGCATCAGGACCGAGTCTATTACCTCGAGGCAAACAAAGCGACGAGCCTGCATGTGCTCATCATGCGCCTGGGCGAAATGCTGGGCCTCTCACTTAAAGGAAACGCAGCCGACGTAACAGCCAGAATTGGCGCCTTCCTGAAAGGCCGCGATACCCTGCTCATCGTCGATCAGGCGGACGACCTCCCTGACAGCGCGCTCGAATATCTTCGTCAAATCATATTCGATGAGGGTCAGACGGGACTTGTCCTTGTTGGGCTCACGAAACTCGCCGGCCAGATTATGAATGCGCGCAACGACCACGACCAACTCCTTTCGCGCGTGGGTCTTTATGTGCGACTACCAGCTCTCGAGGTCGAAGATATCTCTCGAGTGATTCGGAACGTGTGGCCCTCGCTCAATAATGAGGTTGAGAAGACGTTTGTTGAAAAATCGACGCTCAGAATGCGCGCTGAAAATCGTCCTTCACTACGACGGCTTACAAAGATTATGAAAAGGGCAAACCGCATTATGTACAAGAACAAACTCGATCTCCCCACCACAGAGATTGTCGAACATGCGGCGCGTTTCATTATGAATCAGGAGTTATAACCCGCATCGGCGGGAAAGGAGAAAAGATGGAAGGTTTTATGAAGGATTCCCAAGGCAGGCTGGTCCCTCTCGACATGGTGAAACCAGTCGACAAAGCTCGCGACGACCTCGTACAGAGCATCGTCTCCGAAAGTCAGGTTCTTGCCGCCATGCTTAAGGAGTTCCGTGATAGGACGATGGGGAATATCCGGGCATTTATCGATTTATCCGCCGAGCAGTATCACGTTGAATTTGGCGGCGCAAAAGGAAATGTAACGCTCACCTCGTTCGATGGTGAATACCGGGTACTTGTCGCGGTCGATGAGCGAATCTCATTCGACGAGCGCTTGCAAATCGCAAAATCTCTGATTGACGACTGCCTTAAAGAATGGACCAAGGACGCGCGGTCAGAACTCAAGGTGATAGTCGATGATGCTTTTGCGGTGGACAAAATGGGCAAGGTTAATACAAACCGGATTCTTAGCCTGCGCAAGCTCGAGATTGTGGATACAAAATGGCTCCAGGCAATGGAAGCCATCTCCGACTCAATAACAGTCGTTCAGTCAAAGGAGTACATCCGCATCTACAAACGCAATGCCGGCGGTGATTATGACAAAATCAATCTCGATATCGCATCATAAGAGGAGTGGACAATGGAGGCGAGATTTGTTTTGGGACGATTATTGATCTCGGCGTCGGCCAGGATAATCCAATCTTCAATGATTATCACCAATGAGACTGCATCGTCGATATTCATCAAGGGCAATAAATACAATGTTACCCTCGATCGACTCCCTGAGGCAACCTCGGGGAGTCAGGGTTATGAGATGACAAAAACGGTAGTTTAGGAGAAATAGGCCAAATGGGATTGAATGAATCAAAAGGCAATATGTACCCTTGGATAACACACACCTGGAACACAGTAAAGGGCGCATGTCCTCATGATTGTTCTTACTGCTATATGAAGCGATTTGGTCAGCAAAAATCAGTCCACTTCGACAAGAAGGAACTCAAGACCGATTTTGGTGCGGGGAATTTTATTTTCGTGGGCTCAAGCTGCGACATGTTTGCGAATACGATTCCTATAGAATGGATTCTTGAAACGCTCAGGAAGTGCATTGGGAGCCCTGGAAATAAGTACTTATTCCAAACAAAGAACCCTGGCGCCTTCATGTCCATTCAAAAGGTCGGATACTGGCGCCCAAATATCTGCACGACGATTGAAACAAATCGCTGGTATCCAGAGATTATGCACAATTCGCCAAGGCCCGAGGAACGTGCGGAGTGTATGGGTATGTTCTCGGCATATCCGCGTTACGTCACCATTGAGCCGATTATTGATTTCGATCTTCCGAAAATGGTCGAGTTAATAAAACGATGCAATCCTGCACAAGTTAACATTGGCGCAGACTCTGGACGCAACAGTTTGCCCGAGCCACACTTTGATAAAGTGCTTGAACTTATGGATCAATTAAAAGGATTCACCACGATAGCCGAGAAGAAAAATCTTGATCGTTTAAGGAGGAAATAAAAATGAGCTATATTAAACTTTATTGGTTTAATCTACCAAGGCTCCCCACTGATTATGAAAATTTGCAATTTCTTGGCGGCGATGGAAAGCCTCGAAGAGCCGAGTATATCGTTGCCGTCGATCACAAAAATGAAGACACGGTATTCCCTTGTTATTATGATTTTATTAAAAAGATATTCATCCGTAAAAACGGATCAAAAATAAACAATGTTTATCGATGGGCTAAATTGCCTATTAAATAATTTTCATTGCAGGGGGAGACTATGAATAAATGCAATTGTTTATCTGAAGTTAACAAGATGTTATGGGAAGAGTGTGAAGACGAAAGAGCGAAAATATCTACCATAATTTGTAATAATGGAAACGTAAAGGAAGCATATCCTGGATTGACTGCGACCTATCATCCTAAAAAGAAAGATGGGTTCTATGGGAAAGAAAAGATAATATTCCTGAGGCCCTTTTTTTGCCCGTTTTGTGGGAAAAAATATTAAGCTGAATTTGTACCCGTTATTGTTAAGAAAGGGAAATGATATGGATGTTAAATCAAGGTGGATCAAAAATATTCACATCGCAAAAAGCAAAACCAACCTCGATGATGATGCATACCATGCCCTTCTATTTGGAGCGGCGAGTGTCTTGAGTTCGTGTGATATTACTACCCATAATCAATACAAATTGATCATGGCAGCATTTGAGCAGCTTGGTTATGTGCAAAATCATGGACTATATTCTCAACGATGGGGGTGCGCGATAAATCAGCAGCGTATGATTCTCGCGATGTGGGGGAAAAAAGGAAGACATCAAGAAGAAGGCGCCCTGTCAAATTTTATTTTGCGAATAGCTCATGTGGCAAGTCCGCGATTTCTTACTAGAGATCTTGCGCAAAAAGTAATTATCGCGCTTAAGCATATGCCTGATGTTGATGAGGTAATTTTATGAGCAACGTAGAGCTCCCGGCTCTTTCTGGAGGGAACTTCAGCGAAACCATGGAAATGCTCATTCAGCTCATTGGAGAAGACTCTGCTTGGAAGATATGTGAATATTTTCAGGGCGAGCAGGTAACTTTCCCTAAGTCAATTTTACAGTATCGCAGAAATCATGAAATAAGAATAAAATTTAAAAGTGGAAAATCTTATCCTGAACTTTCACGCGAATACAGCTTGACGACTCGCCAGATCCGTACTATCGTTCATGCCAGCGTTGAATCCGACGCATACTCCCAGCTTAATCTTCAATTCTGAAGTTTTACAATTTCTGAAATTCTTCAACAGCTTTCTTCACATAATTCACTGTATTATCACCTCGTCTATATGGTACATGGCGAGGTATAACTATGAAAGAGTTGAAAGGCAAGCAGCTGACCCTTAGGGCTAAAATTATTGGTGCGGCCGTTGCTATTGCGAGCCTCGGTCTTAAAGCGGCTGGCATCAACATCGACATCCCGGATGCAATCAAGGTCTCTCTCTTTGTAGTTGCGATTTTTAGCACCGTGGATCTCTCGCTTATATTGGAAAAATTCCTGGGTAAGAAGAATGACAATAGATAAAAAAACGATCATCATCGTGGTGCTCGTCTTTATGACGTGCATAGCTATCGTCATCGCCACGGCTGCGCATAAAACGCTTACGATGCAGGAGACGGTACAGCATGCCGCCTCCACCGCTGACAAAGCGAAAGAAGAGGCACAAAATGAAATCGAGAATACTGATCCCGGTGATCTTGTTGATGTTAGCTCTCGCGCCGAAAAACTTATCGGCACAAGAAACAAACCAATCGACGAGTTCTTTATTGAGTCTCGAGATCTCATCAGACAAATTTTACAGCGGGGAGACAGTCAAAACGCTCCTTGATGCGGTCGGATCGGTAGCAAAGGACAAAATCACGACCGCATTCAATGAAGGATATAAGCAGGGGCTCCTTGACGCCTATCCCGATGCTATTTATTGGCAGAACCTTGCGGTAAGCATGACGGCCGCCGCAAAAAAATCAGCCACGCTGGACTGGGGAACGACCGCGCTTATTAGTGGTGTTTCTTTTATCATTGGTGTCTTTGTGGGGAAATGATATGGCAGAAAATGAGCAAGATAAAACCGATCATGAGCGTTTAGTTTTGATCGAAAATGAGGTCGGTTATGTTAAAACATCGATCCAAGAAGTCTACCGTTATCTCCGTGATGAGTTTTCTAAGATTATTCAGCTGCAACTTCAGCACCTCAAAACATCACAGCTTGAATCCAAAAAAGATATCGAGGCGCTGAAAGTAAAAATAGAAACGAAAGCATCGGCTGATGACGTTTCCTCGCTGAAAAAGCGGGTAGGCGCGATTGAAAAATGGATGTGGAAGGCGGCCGGCGCAATTGTCATTCTATCCTTCTTTGCACCTTATTTGCTCTCGCTGTTGGGGATAGGAAAAAAATAAAATGGCCAGAAAAAAGCAGGATAATCAGATTAATAATCATCAAGAAGCAAAACGGCTTTATGTCGAGGAAGGGATTACCATACTCGATATCGCAACGAAACTTAATCTCTCTGTACAGGCCATTTATAAATATAGATCCTCCGATTTTGAGGCAGGAGATGATTGGGACCGACAGCGGAAAATATGGGTAATGTCTCCGTCGGAGATTTCAAGCCTCTATGCATATTCTCTAAAAAGGCTGCTTGTGACAGTTGACTCGGATCCTAGAATGCTTATGAAACCGGCAATTGCCGATGCTATCACAAAGAATATTAAGAATCTCCAAAGGATTGATCCTCGTCATCAATATATGGGAGCAATCATCGATCTCATTAAGGCGGCGGATCAATATCTAGGAGATTATGATGAAAAGCTCCAGGATACCATGCGAAAGCACTGGGATAAAATTAAGAATAGGATGGTGGAAGCGCTCAATAAGGAGCATATTTTCTGATGAAAGGCCTCTTTGTTACGCCAACGAAACGTATCAAAACACTTGCACAGCTCGAGCGCGCCTGGAATCTATTTCGTTCTGAAATCGAAGAGCGAAAGGCATTCGCCGATAACAGTGTTGAGGCAAAAAACAAACGCCGGGAACATGGAAAAACTGATATTCTTTTTTTTGCCAAGACATATTTCCCTGAATATTTCTCGAAAGAATGGGCATCCTTTCATAAACAATGGCCCAAAATTGCTCTTATAAAAAACGAACCAATCCTCGTGACAGCGATGCGTGGCGCAGGCAAAACAACATTCTTCGCATTTCTTAAACCTATTCATGATATTGCATATGGTCTATCACATTATAAACTTATTAGTGCCTACGATTATGATCGCGCATGCCTTATGACGGCTCGGATTCTCCTTGAGCTCCTTTATAATCCGCGATTACTATCAGATTTTGGCTCATTTTTTCCTGATGACAAGAAGCCAGCGGTTGGTTTTTTTGTAACCCAAAGTCAATACAAAAAAGATGTATCATGCGCAATTCAGGCTATATCTATAGGGCAAAGTTCGCGTGGTATGATTTGGGGAGCTTATAGACCAGATTCGGCGACACTTGATGATATACAGACCGACAAGCGCGCCAGGTCTAAAAAATGGGTATCGGAAACACTGGATTGGATCTTTAGGGGACTCATTCCTGCCATGCATGATGATTATCACGTAACAATTCTCGCCACGTATCTTAATACTAAATGTGTGGCGTCTATGTTAAAAAATGGCGGGAAGATAAATGGCCGCGAATACAGACGGGTAAAGGTGTTTGAATTTCCCGCACAACAAAACGGTATCGCCGATGGGCATCCAACTTGGGCGAAGGAATTTTCAAAGAAGAGGCTTATGGTCCTGAAAAAGACACTAGGTACTCTTATCTATAATCAGGAATATCTCCTTGTGCCAATCTCTGAAGACGGCTCCATATTCCCAGACGAATGGATCCGTTACTATGTACCGGGAGAATTGAATAATATTGTTATTGAGGCCACTTTAACACGAATCGATCCAGCGGCAAAAGACCAGAAAAAAAACTGTAAGAAAGCACTTCTAACTGGTAGTATTGCAGGCGGAATTATCTATATTAGAAAAGCATGGATCCGCAATTCTTCGATTTTAAAAATGATTGATGCAACTTATGATCATTATGAAAAGTTCAACCCTTATTGGATAACCTATGAAGATAATGGCGGCCAGGCGCTATTGGGTACAATATTTGATGCCGAGGCCGAGAAGCGAGGCTATGGATTACCTGTAAAACCCTGGACTGAAAGTGAGAACAAACTACAGCGTATTGAACAAAACCTTTCTTCCGATCTCGAACATGGAAGAATACGATTCATAAAAGATGATCCTGATCAGGCTGTGCTCATTGAAGAATTAATAGATTTTCCAAATGGAGATCTCGACGGCCCTGACGCTCTTGCTGGGCTTGTTCGGGAACTGAAGGAATATGTCAGGGTTGGACATTTCGCGGTAAGGGGTGGCCATAGAAGAGAAGCGTATTCGCTGACAAGGGGGTATAGCTAATGGCTGATTATCTGTGGGGACCCAGGGGAGAAAAAATCAACATCAATAAAAATCCGGAACATTTCGCTTCACGCGATCGCGTAGGGATGTTCTTGAACTTAATTTGGAATGTCCTTCCCGATCCTGACATTATATTAACAAAAACAGGGAAAACGTATTCAGGGCTCCGAGAGTTAATGATTGACGAGCAATTTGAAACTGCCTGGACGAGTCGTTTAGCAGCTGTGCAAAGGACACCGTGGGATATTGTCCCTGGAGCTTCTGATAGGGCATCAAAAAAAGCTGCTGATTTTTGTCGCGATGTTTATAAAAATTATAAGATTAATTCAATCCATTCTGGACTTATGGAATTTCGCCTTCTAGGATTCGTCGCCGCAGAAAAGCTTTGGCAAACCATTGATTCACAATGGATCCCTATAGATATAGTACCTAAACCACAAGAATGGTTTGGGTTTGATAAAAACAACGTACTTGTTTTTAGGACTAAAAACAATAAGACTGAAGAATTGCCTCCACATCGTTTTATGCTTCTTCAAAATAAACCTAGTTATATAAATCCCTATGGTGAAAAACTTCTCTCAAAGATATTCTGGTCGATTACATTTAAGCGCAACGGTGCAAAGTGGTGGTCGATTTTTACAGAAAAATATGGGGGCGCATTTGCAACAGCAATGCATCGTCCCGGAGCGACACAGGATGAGATTAACCAAATAATTTCCATGCTCGAAGATCTTGTATCATGCGGTGTCGCGACATTCCCTCAGGGAACACAGATTGATATAAAAACCGATCAATCAAAAAGCTCCGCAACGAACAACTTTTCTGAATTCGAGCGGTTCTTTAATGAAAATATATCTAAGGTAATTCTTGGAGGTACTCTCACTACCGATATCGGATCTATGGGGTCGTATTCAGCGGCACAGGTCCATAACGATGTCCGTGCCGATATTGCTATGTCTGATAGAGAGGCTATTGCTGATGCACATAACGAAGTCTTGGCAGAAATCATCTCTTTTAACTTTAATGAGGACGCCACTCCTCCACGTTTCGCATGGGAGGAGTCGGAAGATCTAAAAACGGCGACTGTTGATAGAGATCTTAAATTATACACAATGGGATTTAGGCCAACCAAGGATTATCTTTCCAGAAAGTATGGCTTCTCCAGTGAGGATTTTGATGTTGCCGATCAACCATTAGTACAAGGCGCTGAAAGTATGTTTTCAAAGGACACCCCTAAAGGCCTATTCACTCTGGAAAAAAAGAATGGAGATACAAAAAACTTCCTAACACAACAAGCGGCAAAGGGACAAGTCGAGCTTAATAAGCTCATAGAAGATTATGCTGATGCCATTCAGCATGCATCTTCCTATGACGAAGCATTCTCTTTAATGGTAAAACGCTATTCTAAACAGGATAAGTTTAGAAATCATTTTGCTTCAATTATTAATAATGTTCGCTATTTTGCTTCTCAGGTAGCGAGTCATGACGAGAAGGGTGATATCTAATAATGCCGGATGTTCCTAAACCAAAGGATGCGCTCTCGTTTTTAAAACGTAAGAAAATAGTCCCTGTTGAAAAATGGGATGAAATTAGTGGAGCGGAACATGCCTATGCGTTCACAGCGTCACACATCACGAATATAGAAACTCTAGAGTCTATACGCGGTGAGATCGCGAAAGCTATAGAGGATGGGCTTCCGTATGAAAAATTTAAAAGCAATTTTCTTGATCTTATGCAGCAAGGTGGCTGGTATCTCAACCCTGATAAGGTTGGTGACGAGAATTATAGCAATTGGAGGATAGGAGTCATTCATGGTACTAATATGCGGACGGCATATTCGGCCGGTCGTTATAGACAACAATTAAGGATTTCAACGCTTCGACCTTATCTTGTCTATAAACAACACCAACGACCCACAAAACGTGCAGAACATGAGCCATTGCATAATATGGCGCTCCCATATGATGATCCTTTCTGGGATAAATATACTCCACCTAATGGGTGGAATTGTGATTGTTATACCGAGTCGATTTCATCCTATCAATATGAAAATGGTAATTACAATAAGAGCGTTCCTCTAAATTTTAACGAAAACTCAGTACCTTTAGAATGGCGGCATAATCCGGGGATGGAAGCTCTCGCTCCTGATTTTAGTAAGTTCTCTAATCTCCAAAAATATACGGATAAATCAGGGAAAAGTGCTCTCGGGAGTATTGTTGATGCATACCAGCAAGAAATTGCCAATCTAAAGTTATCAAAAGGCGAATGGAGTATAGTTTCAAAGCGTTTATTGGACACGAATACTGTTCAGAAAAGAAATCCAATTACTGGTACTGTGGAGGCTATAAAAAATTTTAAAAAACACCAAAACGGCATTCAATATTTTGTAGGTGTATTACCTACTAAAATAGCGAAGGATATCGGTACTAATGAAATAAAGCTAATGTTTTCCGACCACGCGATTCAGCATGGCCGGCGATGGATAAAAATTAGGGACAACCCTGAACAAGTATTACCATTAGGTGTAGTTAAAGATCTGCCGGAAATGATGAGCAATCCTGATGAGATTTACTTTGATACACGAAACCAAAAATATCTTTTTCTTAAAAACTACAATGGCATTAATGAAGCCGGATCTACTATAAAAAATGGTGTTGTAAAAGGAGTTTTTAGAAAAACAGGTCCCTCACAAGCATGGCAATTAATTAGCTATTTAATAGTACCTCATGAAAACATAACTGAACCAGGTGTTTTAATAGTATATCCTAAAAAATAAAGAACAGTATTGGCAGGGATTCGAACCCGCTATCTGATACCAAGACTACTCTTGGCACCCTGCCTACCTGTGGCAGCATCAACACTGTTCTTTATATATTAGTTTAATTATTTAAAAAGGCTTTTTCAAGACAAAAAACAATGGTTTTTAATCATTTTTTAAAGATAATTCATCATTTTTCTCATTTTTAATATTAAGCACGGTATTTAAACTATTTCTTTATAGAAATTAGAAATAATTATCATTCTCCTGACTCTCTAGATATTCTCATTTTCCATCATCCCCTACAGGCCCTTCGACAACGAAGGCGTCCGGCAGGTAGCCGTACTTGTCCAGCCAGCGCTTGGCCAGCAGGATCGCAGCCCGGCCCGAGGAAACGATCGGCACGAGTTTTGTCTTGCAGCCCGCTTTCAAAAATTCCGGAAGGTTGACCGGGAGACCTGCGCCGGAGAAAATGATGTCTATTTTTTCCTCTATCGCCGTTTTCACCAGATCGGCGAAATTGCTGAGCGCGACCATGATGTTGACGCCGAGGATTCCCTTGGATTGGGCGCGGGCGTTCCTAATCTCCCGCCGCAAGGCCCTTATGTTGGCGCCAAGAAAATCCCTAAACCCGTCCGGCTCCAGGAGGCCGATGCCCGCCGCCGCTATAACGCCCACACCTCCGGCGCTGGCGACGGCCGCGGCGAGGCCCGAAAGGGATACTCCCACGCCCATGCCGCCCTGGATTATCGGCATCCTCGCGACCAGGTCGCCTATGACAAGACTCTTCATCGTTCTAGCATTCATGGGAAATACCTCTTTGAGCCAGAATAACACTTTTCAGCTTATTGTCAAAGACGGTACAGACGGCGGGCTGTCGCTTTAGGGAAAGGATTCGAACCGAAGCATGGTACAAGGCGCTGATATGGGGATTCTAAATCTACCCATAGAGGATTGATCGAGCAATTTGACGGATCACACCA